ACTACATTAGCACTAACATGCAGACAATCGGAAGTAGAACAGGGCAACCTGTCTTTAGCCAAAGACAATCAACTTCTGGCCTAGACCAAGCTGCTGGCGCAAACAATGTTTACACCCCTGACACTAACGTACCCTTCAACATTGCATCACGTCATGGCTCTACGTTCATCAACGGTGCGCACGAGGGTACACTCCTGACAGCCAACACAACACCTACGATTCTCCCTGACCTGTCCTCTACTGACTTAGACCTTGGTAACGTCTTCATGGGTACAATCGGACAGTTCCGTATGTGGTCTGATGACATCACAGACGTAGGTATTACGGAAGCAACTCTACCATCAACTGAACCATCTCTGAGCCTGACCTTCGATGGCAGTGAGAACAGCTTTATCGTACTAGATTGGAGTGAGTAATCATGGGTACTAAACAATACGACAGTGCAACTGATCTCATTACGCTCTCCCGCGCATCCTCAGCTACATTCCTTGGTAGCAATGGTTTACTTCAGACTGCTGCAAACAACGTACCTCGCATTGAGTACGATGCTACTGGTGCAGTCAAAGGTTTACTGATTGAGGAAGCTAGGACTAACTTGCAGGTTCACAGTGGTGACTTCTCAAACTCGGCTTGGTCTAAAGCCGCATCAACAGTAGACACATCCTATGTTGCGCCAGACGGCACTTCAACTGCCTCTAAGCTGACAGGGGTAGTGGGTGCTGGTGCTACTGGTCTTTACGATTCAAACCCCCAAGGTACAGGTATGTCCTTGACCTGCTTTATGAAGGCAGGTTCATCTGGGGTTTATGGTTGGATTGAAGGTATCGTAGGTGGTACCTCGCCTTACGGAGTGTTTGACTTGGAAAATGGCACTGTTGTACATTCACGACAGTGCGATGCTTCAATAGAGTCTGTAGGAAATGGCTGGTTTAGGTGTGTTCTTGCCAACACGACAAACGGTATTTCTTTCTTCAGTGCTGGGGCAAGTGACAATACTTATACAAACTCCAGCCCTTGGGGTGCTTCAAGTTTAACTCCGGGTAAGTTTATTTATGTTTGGGGCGCACAACTAGAATCTGGCGCTTTCCCTACGTCGTACATCCCGACAACAGGTGCCACAGCTACTCGTGCTAGAGACCTAGCCGAAATCCCAACGAGTGCCTTTGGTTATAACAACGATCAGGGTAGTGTCGCTGTGGAGTTCAAGAGTAATAAACCTAGTAGTGACTTTTATGGTGCTTTCGTTTTAAGTGATGGCAGTCCTACAAACCGAATAATTCACCACACCTTTAACGGTGGTCACCGTGGCGCTGTTGTCAGCTCAGGCGTCTCAGAAGTAAATGTAGTTGCTGGCAGTAGGGGCGCACCTTCTGAACTTGTTAAGTTTGCTGTTGGATTTAGCGACAACAACTTCGCCGCTTCTCTTAATGGCGCAACAGCAGTCACTGATACATCAGTAACCATTCCGTCTGGGTTATCTAAGTTGGCGCTTGGCTATTATTACCCAACAAACGCACAAAGCAACATGTTAAACGGCCACATCAAGTCCATCCAGTACTACCCACGCCGACTAACTGATACACAGCTACAGGAGCTAACAACATGACCGACGAACTAATCCTTGAAGATGGTGTAGTAGCTCCGAAGAACGACTTCTACCTCAAGCTAGATGCTGAGGCTGACATGCCTACAGTCCTATCTGATTTCTATGAACAGGACTACAGCACCATTGTAGACCCTGAGACTGGCGAGGAGAGCCTTCAGATAGAGGGTGAGCCTTACTTGGTCAGTAGTACAGCAGATTACGCTATCGACGTTGTGGGGGTCTTACATGAGCCTACAGGCGTTACCATCACGAATGACGATGGTATGGAGTATCCTGAGATGGAAGCATTAGACGGTTGGCATGTAAACATCCGCATATCTAGCGAGACTATGCGTGATGCTGTCGAGGCTCTTGATGTATCACACGGTGTTACACCTGATGCACCTAAGCGTGTGTGGCTATGATAAGTATCCTTAAAGGGCAGTACGCAACAGACGTATTTACTACTCAGGCTGAAGCTAGAGTTCGCTCTATGGAGCTAGGTCTTGATGGTGTAACTCACGTCTATGATTATGAGGGTCAAGCAGTCTATATGCCAGCAGCCTCACACGAGGCTTATATGGCCTTTATGGGGGGCTACACACCAGAGATGGAAGAAGCCTCTCCAGTGGACCGCTTAGAGGCTCTCAGGGCTATCGTAGCAGAGATAATAGGTAAGAGTATGACAAAGAACATTGAAGGTAAAATACTTAAGACTGATGACGAACAGCGTATGGTTTACGGTTGGGCATCGGTTATCACTGAAAAGGGTGAGCCAGTAGTAGATCGTCAAGATGACATGATCGAAGCTGACACTCTAGTTAAAGCAGTGAATGAATTTATGGAGCATGTGCGGGTCGGCAAGGCTATGCACGTTGGGGAGCAAGTAGGGACAGTAGTTCACTCCCTCCCAATCACTAAAGAAATTGGTGATTCTCTAGGTATCCAGTCTGACCGTGAAGGATGGGTTGTCGCTTACAAAGTATTCGATGATGATGTCTGGGCTATGGTCAAGTCTGGTGAATTAGCAGCATTTTCCATTGGTGGAAAAGCTATCAAAGAGGAGATATAACTTGCCCAATCTCTTAAAAAAGTTACAGCTTACAGAGCTTTCCCTTGTGGATCGCCCAGCCAATGCTCAGGCAATGGTATCCCTCTTTAAGCGTGACACTTCCGAAGAGGAACTTATTAAAATGACAGATGAAATGGAAGCCAAAGTAAAGGCGTACATGGATGACAAAGGATGTGGTCGTGGAGAAGCTATGAAGGCTCTCGACATGGACATGGAAAAGTCTGAAGAAGTGGCTGAAGAAGCTGAAGTTGACAAGGCTGCTGAAGAAGTAGCTGAAGAAGTCAGCCCACTAGAAGCTGAAGTTGCTGCACTTAAAGCTGAGAATGAGACACTACGTAAGGGTCTTATCGAAGCTGGCTACGTTATCAAAGCTGACGCTATCGAAAAGAAAGCTGAAGTAGAGATGATGGAAGTCGAAGGCGAGATGGTAGTTAAGTCTGACATCCCAGCCCCAGTTCTTAAAGCACTTGAAGCTGCTGATGTAGCCAAGCGTGAACATGAAATCGAAAAGGCTGACATTGAGTTGACTAAACGTGCTGGTGATACTCTCCCACACTTTGCAACTGATGTAGCTAAATCCCTCGTAGCTAAGTTCTCCGAGGATGAAGCAATTATGGAAGCTCTTAAGGCCGCTGATGCAGCTTTTGAAGCCTCCATGCAAGAATTTGGTAAGTCTGACGTAGACGGCGAGTTCGCTAATTCTGCTGACAAACTGGATGCTCTCGTAAAGTCCTACATGGACGACAACCAACTGAAAAAGAGTGAATTTGCCAAGGCCTATGCTGCTGTAGCTAAGACCGACGAAGGCAAGACACTCATCAATAAATCCTACAAAGGGGAATAATCATGGCTGTTATGCAATCACGCGACAACCGCACCTTCATCGCTGGGGAAGACCTATCCGCAGCACAATTCAAATTCGTAACTCTAGAAGCTGATGGCCAAGTTGATCTTGCCGACTCTGCTGGTGAAAACGCTATGGGCGTATGCCTTGTTGGCGCAGCCGCTGGTAACGCTGTGACCGTATGTGTCTCAGGTTCAGTAATGGTAGAAGCTGGTGGCACGATTGCTGCTGGTGCCCAAGTACAAACTGGTGCTGATGGCACTGCTTTGCTTGCAGCCACTGGTGATGTTGTACTTGGTTATGCCCGTGAAGCTGGTGTAGATGGTCAAATCATCGAAATCGAAATGATCCAAGGCGGCAACGTAGCAGCCTAATCTAGCATTTAAAGGAAATTATAATGCCACTATTGACCCCATCCGCAGTACATATCGACCAACCGTTGTCAAACTTGACACTGGCGTATGTACAAGAGCAAACAAACTTTGTTGCTGATAAAGTATTCCCAGTTGTTGGTGTACAGCGTCAGTCTGACAAGTATTACATCTATGACCGTGCGAACATGAACCGCTCTGGTGACGTTAAGAAACTAGCGCCACGTACAGAAGTTAACCGCATCGGTATGGCAGTGTCTAACTCTGCTTACTACGCTGACGTTTACGGCATTGGCATGGACTTCGATGAGCAGACTATCGCTAACGAAGATGCTATGTTGGAAATCCGTGCAGCAGGCGCACAGACACTTATCAACCGTGTCTTGATTGAGCGTGAGGAGCAGTTCGCTTCTACATTCTTCAACGCAGGTGTATGGACTACAGACGTAACTCCAGGAAACTTGTGGTCTGACTACACAAACTCAACACCAATCTCAGACGTAACTAATGGTAGCCGTACCATGCAGTTGACATCTGGTGGCTTCAAGCCAAACACAATGGTTGTTGGTAAAGAAGTTCGTGACATCTTGGTTAACCACCCTGACATCCTTGCACGTTTGAACGGTGGTTCTACCATCAACAACCCTGCATTGATCACAGACGGTAAGTTGGCTGAAATCTTTGGCGTAGAGAACTTCTTCGTCATGGAAGCTGTCAAGAACGGTGCTGTCGAAGGTCTAGCAGAATCTAACGCCTTCATCGGTGGTAAGAACGCACTGTTGGTACACACACCACGCGCATCTGGTCTTATGACACCAGCGGCTGGCTTGACATTCGCTTGGAACAACATTCCAAACGTAAACAACTTGGGCATCACAGTAGAGTCATTCTCTGACGATGCTTTGAAGCGCCAGCAAGTTGCAGAGCATATCCAAGTTAAAATGGCATACGACATGAAAGTCGTCGGTGCTGACTTGGGTTACTTCTTCTCCGCTGTTGTAGCTTAAGCTACTTAAACTAAAGGGGAACCCTGAGCTTAGTCTTGGGGTTCCACCCAACTATAAAAGAACATAACAATATTCATATAATGGAGAGTCCTATGCACCCCACATACTTGGGTTGGCAGGTCGATTGGCCTGTATTCGTTAAGCTACCTTTGTTGGCTGACAATAAGAATTGGAAACGTGGAGATCACTTTAACTGGTTAGAGCGAGGTATGCAGCAAGATAAGGTTGCTATACTTTACGCCACTGGTTATCTTTATCATAACACAGAACTAGAGGTTCAGAATAAAGTTGGAGATCGACTGTCTGAACTAGCTGGAAAAGAACTAGAGACTTTAGTTAATCTTCTTAATGCGGAAGTTAAGTCTCGTACATCAAGTAATGCAGAGTTTGAAGCTAAGAAGTGTAAGAAGTCTAAGATTGATGATAAGCAACGTGGTCTTATTCGTCGCTTCCTTAATGCAAACCACTGGGTGACACAAGACTTCCACGCTATTAGAGATAAAATTATCGGTTAACAACAACGGAGACGACTATGAGTTGGTCTTATGATCCCACAGACTTAAATACCACTACGGCTTCTGGTCGTCTCAACACAGTACGCCTCTTAGTTGGTGACACTGACACCCTAGACCCTCAAAAGGATAACGAAGAGATTACCTTCGCCCTGACTGAGAATGGTAATAACGTGTACTACGCTGGAGCTTGGGTTGCTCGTGCTATCGCATCTAAGTACTCTCGTAAGGTTAATACAGAACTAAGCGGTTCCCTTAAAGCGGATTACTCAGACTTAGCTTCTCAGTATAGGACACTGGCAGACAGCCTAGAGTACCAAGGAAAGACTTCTGGTGCTTCGGTGGGTGTACTGGCTGGAGGCATCACTAAGAGCGGCATAGAGGCTGTTAGAGCAGACACTAACCGTATCGAAGGTTCCTTCCGTAGAGATCGTTTCAAGAACCCTCCGAGCTATCAAACACCAGAATACGAATAAGGAGTAAGTCATGTCGTTTCGTTCCTATGATCTCCTTAACTTAGTACGTGACTTTGGTGAATCTCTTACCCTACGTCAGGTTACAACTGACGGTACATACAATCCTGCTACAGGGTCTGTTGGTGGCTCTGCTACAACTGATACGGTCTTCACTGGCTACATGTATGACTACGCCAACCTAAACCCAAGTGAAGTTATTCGTGGCTCACGTAAGTGCGTTATTCCCTCGTTAGGGTTTACCCCTGAGCCTCAGCCAGATGACCTTATCTTAGGCAGTGGCGACACAGTAAAGATCAGTAGGGTTGTTACGATATTCTCTAGTGGATCGCCTGTATGTTACTTATGTGACGTGGAGGAATAATAACATGAAGAGTACATTCACTGTTAACTCTTCGTTCTACAACAAGCTAAAGCACTTAGATGCTCTTGCAGTAGACAGCGTTAAGGGTAGGCTAGAAGACATCGCTAGAACTGCTGTAGACTACTCCCCAGTTGATACAGGCGCTTATGTCACATCATTCTCCTACACTATAGGTGCTGGTCGCCCAAGAGGCAAATCCTCTGATAACTTACCAAAGGGGCAAAGCCTTGAGGGTAAACAAGAGGAAGGTTACGGAAACCTAATGCAGGACATATCCCGTATCAAGAGCATTGAAGACCTAGATAACATTCAACTCAGGAACGGTTCACCCCACGCAACTGATGTAGAGTACGGGGAAAATTGGTACGGTTCTGGTTACTTCGTCTTTGCTAAATTGGAGAGTATCTATGGCTAACGACATCTACAACACTATCCGCGCTGCCTTAGAGACACACCTTTCTACTACTCTTTCTGGCACAGACATAGCTTACGAGAACGTAGCCTTTAGCCCAACTACAGGCACTCTCTTCGTCAAGCCAACATTCATTCCTACGGTAACACAGCCTGCTACTCGTGGTCTAAACCCGCAGCTTCTGTATCAAGGCGTATTTAACGTCATGGTAAACGCACCAGAAGGTAGTGGCCCTTCCTTAGCGGACACTACTTGCAACACAATAACTAATGCCTTTGCAGCTACTACTGACTTATCTATCGTTGTAGGTGCAGAGACATACATCGTTCGCATACGCTACGCTGAAAGACAGCAAGGTCGTATTGACACCCCTTGGTACGCAGTCCCAATAAACATCGGCTGGTACATCTATAACACTTAATTGGAGAATACAATATGGCCTTTTCACAAGGATCACGTTCCAGTCTATCATTCATAACCGAAGCAACCTTTGGTACAACCCCTGCTGGCAGCTTCGCTAACCTTCCATTCAGCACTCACTCTTTGAACCTAACTAAAGACATTCTTGCTGGTAGTGACATCCAAGCTGACCGCATGTCACGGGTTAACCGTCAAGGCAACCGTCAAGTATCTGGCGACATCGTAGTTGACCTTCGTGATGGCGACTATGACTCACTGCTTGAATCAGCTATGCTTAATACCTTCGCTACTAACGTCCTTAAAGTTGGCGTAGCCCCTAAGTTCTTCTCTATTGAAGACTTCGCTGCTGACATCGACCAAGCTCGTTTGTTCACAGGTATGTCTGTTTCCAGCATGGCTATTTCCCTTGCCCCTAACCAGATGGTAACAACTACCTTCAGCATGGTTGGCAAAGACATGACCATCAGTGGTACTGAGAAGACACAGACTGCTGCCTCTGGTGCGCAACCATTCGATGCTTACTCTGGTGACATCTCAATCGGTACTGTAGGCTCCCCTTCTGCTGTAGCTATCGTAACTGCGCTAGACTTCACACTGAACAACGCTTATGCACCTACCTTCGTCATTGGTGATGATAGCGCACCTTCCCTTGAATATGGTCGTGCAGAAGTTGAAGGCACTCTGACAGCTTACTTCGAAGATGCTTCTTTGATTAACCGCTTCTTGAATGAAACAGAGACAGCAATCCGAGTATCTGTAGACGATCCAACAGGTGCTAATGCTTACATCTTTGACTTCCCTAAAGTTAAGATTAACTCTGCGGATGTTGGTGTCGATGGCCCAACCAGCCGTATGATTACTATGTCATTTGTTGCGCTGTATGATTCTACTATGGGGACTAACCTCCAGATCACACGCCCAACCTAAACTAATACCTAGCTAGGTACGTGGAGGCTCTGAGTCGGGTCGGGGTCTCCACACTTTAACCACCCGACATAACTCCCCCGAAAAGGAAATCCAAATGGACCTTAAAGACCTGACACCGAAATTAGACGATATTGTTGTAGAGATCAAGCACCCAACTACAGGTGATATTCTTAAGAATGATGATGGCACACCAATGACTATTACAGTCCTAGCGCCCCACTCTAAAGAATACAAGAAAATACAACATGAGCAGATTAGCAAGCGACTAAAGAAAGCACAGAAGAGCAAGTCCCAAGAGGTTGACTACTCTGATATTGAAGAGGCTACGCTGGAGGTTCTATCTAAAGCTACGAAGGCTTGGGATATTACATTCGGCGGAGAGAAGCCTAAGCTGTCTGTCGCTAAAGCTAAGAGCATTTACGATGAAGTTTTCTGGATCAAGAACCAGATTGAGGAAGAGGTATCTGACTCGCTGGATTTTATGAAGGTCTGATTTGTGAGTTAGTTGAGTGGGCTGAACACCAGTTTAATCTCAACAAGCCAGATCAGAACGGAACTACAGAACGAGAACATCTTGAACAAGTAGAGAGGCAGACTGGACGTAGAGTAGAAGCATTGGAACCCCCGACACCCTTCCCTGTGCTACTAGCCCACGTTTGGTCTGCCTTTATTAGTTTAAGCTCTAGCAGAGGGTCGGGCATGAATGGTCCCCTACCTATAGGTTACGAGCAGATTAAGGCTTGGAAAGAACTTACGGAAACTTCTATATTGCCTTGGGAAATTGAGGCTATCAGGAAACTAGATTTAGAATACTTGAGGGTGGCAAATGGCTGATGACATTAAATTAGTAGTTGGCGTTGACTACAGAGAGCTTACTGGACTAATAAAGACTGCGGATCAAACCAAGAGAACCTTAAGTTCTGTTGCTAAAGAGTTTGTTAGGACTGGTGATCAGAAGCAATACATGGCTTCTATAAACAGGATTGTACAAGCGCAAAAGCAACTTGACTCAACCTCTCAGATGACCCGCTCTAAGATAATGAAACTTGGCGCACAGATGCAGCAAGAGGTTAAGTTTACAAACGCTTTAACCGCTGCTACACAAAGGTTATCTGTAGCTCAGAAATCCTCTAACAAGGTCTTGCAGCAGACTAAGAATCGCATGAATGGCAACAACATGGCTATTCAACAGCTTGGTTATCAAATGGGTGACTTTGCGGTTCAAGTACAAGGTGGAACAAGTGCTTTCGTTGCCTTTAGTCAACAAGGTGCGCAATTAGCGGGTATCCTCCCCTCTATTGCTGGACCTCTTGGGTTAACGACTACCGCTGCCGTTAATCTATCTGCTGCACTTGGTATTGGTATTCCCGTCTTTTCTGCCGCAGGTAGGTTCTTGTATGAGATGGCTACTGGGGCAAAGAAAGCTGGAGAAGAGGTTAAGACATTCTCTGAGGAGCTGGATGAAACTAATGCTGTTATAGGTAGGGCAAAAGACAGTTTAATTCTTCTGGGGACAGAGGGTGTAGATAGACTAACCGAAAAGTACGGCATTTTAACAACTGGAATTTTAAACTTAGCTGAAGCTATGGCTGACGTTGAAGTAAGTGCAATGCAAGATAGGGTTAATAAAACCTTAGCTGATTTCTTTACCCCAGAGAAACTTGACATTATTAGCGGTAAGCTAGGTTCAGTGGGGCAAGCACTTTTAGAGGCCACTGACTCCTCAGTAATTGCAGAAAACATAGCTGAGATTCAAAGAGAGATAAATGCACTTGAGGCTTCTAAGGCAAGTGGTGCGTTCTTTGATGCAAACATACTTAAAGAATACAAAGAAGAGCTTGCACTACTCCAAGGGGAGTTTGACAAGGCAGGTTCTCTAGGTGAAGAGTTAGGTTCAGTAGACCAAGCCACGTTAGAAGACTTCCGATCTTTAGAAGCTGCTATCAAGTCAGCCGTAAAAGAAGAGAACTTTGCGAGTGCTGCTGACCGTATCCAAGAGCTTCGGGAGTTATTTAAATCTTTAGGTATTGAAGTATCTAAAGGTGATATAGCAAACCTTACAAGGCTTGAAAGTACCTTACGTTTAGCTCAGGCTTCCACAACAGAATCTCTTAATGATGTCGCTGCTCAAAAAGCGGCTCGTAAAGTAGAGGAAAGTAGACTAAAGTTACAGGGGGAAGCGTTTAGAAATAGGCGCAAACAGAACCAAGAAGCTAGGACTTTCTATAACGAAGAAAGCGCGTCTTTAAAGGCTTCAAACGAGTTGCTTGGTGAAAAGATCATCTTTGGTAAAGAAGACTTTGGTGTAAAACAGCTTATCAGAGAGCAGACACTTAAAGCGTATGAAGCAGAGCTAAAGAGGGAAGGTTTAGGCGAAGATTTAATTGCCGATTTGGTCTCTCAGAAAACTGCGGCCTTAGACTTAGCTCTTTTACTTGAGAGAGCAGAGGCCGCTGATCTCAGACGTAGTAAGATTAAGTTCTCTAACCTTAGTATGTCTGATGCAATGCTTGCCTTACAGTATCAAGCGATGGGCGAGTCAAAAGCCAATGCACCTAAAAAGCCACCTAAGGCTAAGGGAACGGGCGGTGGAGCTAAAGAATCTCCACAAGAGAAACTAGCTAAGTACCTAGAAGGCAAGAAACAAGAGCTTACACTTGAAAAGAAACTTGTAGGTGTCTTTGGTGCTGAACGTGATATTAAGTCTGAGTTGTTTAAAGTAGAACAAGAGTACGGTAAACTAATTGACACAACACAAGACAGTCAACTAGCTGGCACACTACGTCAGATTGAAGCTGAGAAAGAACGTCATGCTGCTTTGGAAGAAGCACAAGCACAGCAACAAACTGTAGCTGATACCCTACAGTCTTCTATGTCTGACGCTTTCATGTCTATGGTTGATGGCACTAAGTCCTTTAAGGATGCTATGAAAGATATGGCTAGGGCGGTTATCAAGCAACTGTTTGAAGTTCTTGTCGTACAACAATTGGTAGGTAGCTTCAATGCTTCAACAGGTCAAGGCTCAGGTCTTTCTGGCATGATTATGGGTGCCTTCCAAGCTGACGGTGGTGCATGGCAGGGTGGCTCACAAGTTAAAGCCTACGCTGATGGTGGTGTCGTTGGTGGACCTACAACATTCGGAATGGCTGGCGGTAAGACTGGCCTTATGGGTGAAGCTGGTCCAGAAGCTATTATGCCACTCAAGCGTGGCGCTAATGGTAAGCTAGGTGTACAGATGGAAGGTAGCGGAGGTGGTGATACTTACGTTACGAACAACTACAGTATCTCAGCTAACACGTCTGAAGACACTAAACGTCTTGTTACTCAAACTATACAACAAGCTACACCTACCATAACAGCTAACACCAAAGCCTCTATTATGAATGATCGTCGCAGAGGTGGTCAAATGAAGTCCGTCTTCGGTTAAAGGAATAATCAAT